TACTTTCTCGGTAGGTGACCAGCCTAAACAGGTTTTGTTGCCTCTGTCGGTGATACCCCAAAAACGGCTTGCCAGCGCTGTTTTGCGATGATTGGGTCATTGGCGACGTGTGGGTCTATTTCGACGTGATACCAGTCGCCTACCTCTACGGTCACGAGCGGTTGCCATGTCTTACGATCGCACCGCCACGACCTTTGCATTGCGTAGTCAATCACAAGTTGTATTCCTAAATGGTCGGCGTTTTCTAAACACTTCACAATAAACGCCAATGACGCTTTGCGCCCGTCAGCTTTGCCAAGCTTCTTTTGGTTGAGCCAACGGTAAGACAAATCCATTGCAAGACCGCGCGCATGATTAGAGATTGTGCCAGGGCGATTCCTAACGTCTCTATTTGCAAAAGTCCCGTTGTTCCACAAACTTCCGTCACTATGTTTGCACGCCAGTCGAGCCCATTCCGCCGTACCTGCCAGCGCCGACTTGACGACTGGCTGTTGTGTAACTATGTAAGCGCGATTAGGCATTGTTATTTAGTAGGTTTTTTTATGCCGTTAGATGCAACAATGCCCGACAATGTGCCAGTCAAAAACACAACAATAGTTGACATCAAGTCAATGAACGCTGCGTCGTTTGGTGCTTGTTTTTCAGGCTGGCTAACAAATAACAGGCCGTAGGTCATGCCTAAAACTATGGTGCTAAAAACTATGGCGAGTAGTACGCCTACGGTGACGATCATGCGTGCGTGTAATTCGTCGGCTGTGTATCTGTGTCGAGTCATGGTGTTATGCCGCATCGGTCAGGCACGTTGCAGTTATCTAGCGTCATGTTTTTGACCCGTGATTTAACTGTAAGTGTGTTGTCGCGTGTTGTTTCGCAAGCGGTCAACATAAGTATCAGCGCAAAAAGCCCGTAACGCATCGCATCGCTACTCGACTGGTGGCACAAACGGCACTACAACTGGCGGCACAAACTCGTCTAAATCTGCGTCATATGTCCAAGTCTCACTCGCGTAACAACCTCTAAACGATGCGTGATAACTCGTCTGCAACCACAAACCGCTAAGACCAAGCGACGCTATAAACGCTTGACCGATCGGTTCACTTTCGGGAAATTCGCCGCCTCCACAATCATCATTGGCAACAACAATTACCTGCTCGACAACATCGTTAACAACTTTTGCAAAATGCGCCATAGTTAAACCTTACCGAAATCTGAGGTACGCGATACCGCTACCACCGTTGCCAGCAATCGGTACGCCGCCAACGCTGTTTGCGCCACCGCCACCACAACCCGTATTCGCACCGCCGTTAGTGCCAGTTGTTGTTGTTGAACCATTATTGCCCAAAGACGATCCACCTGCACCCGGCGTTACGGTGCTTGCACCGCCGCCACCTGACGCCTTAAACAATGATGAACCAATAAAATCGTTGATGTCAATCCCTGCGCCACCCGCGCCGCCAACATTTGTCCCAGTATTTCCCGCCGCGCCAACAGCACCAGCACCACCGCCGCCACCACCCGGTCTTGGCGCACCCACACCAGAATTGCCACCACTAAAACCCTGCTTCGAAGTAACCGTCAGCGCAGTACCGTCTCTTGACGCGCCAGCACCTGAACCTTGAAAAACAACTGGCGTTCCCGTTTGACTTAAAGTTTTTGAACCTGACGCAGAAATTTTTATTGGTGCAGTTCCGTCAATACTTGTGTCGCCACCTGATGACAATGTTGCATCGGCTGTAGTAAATGAACCGCCAGCACCGATAGTGATTGTTGTGTTTGCGCTTAAATAAACTGAACCCGAAGTGACCGCACCTGCGCCGCCGCCACCATTTGGAAAACTTGCCCCACAATACAAACAACCTGATCCCGCACCCACCAAAAGGTAATCAAAAAACCCTGTTTTAGTAACGGTTAAAGTGCCTGTGCTGGTAAAAGTCAACAGCGTGTAATTTATTCCGCCAACTGTAATTGAACTACTCGAGCCGCCAGACCCTGAGCCATACCCTGTACCAGATCCACTAAAAAAAATTGCAGCACTAGGACTAGTAAAATATAGCGTCCCACCCCCCCATTGTGCCAACGCCAGAGAACCCGAAGTCGTAACCGTTGCAGTACCAGCTGTGACCGTACAAGTACCAGTAGAAATATTTTGAATAAACAAAGTATCGCCCGCGCTGAACAAACTTGTATTGACCGTGATTGTTGTGGCGCTTGCCGAGTTCATTGCTATTCGAGTGCCTTTGTCGGCAGCGACAAGTGTGTAAGACGCAGTTTTTGTGCTAACCGTTTGGTTGTAATCGTTTGCTTGTAGCGCGTTCATTTGCGCTGCCGTCAAAACTTGTGCAGCTGTAAAAGTTTGGATTGCCATATTTGCCTACTTTAGCCCAGCACGTTGTCTGCGTCGATGATACCGAACAAAGGGTCGTCCAATACGAGCTCATAAACGATCACGGTCGGGCTGGTAAATAGCGTGATGCTGTGACCGTTGGAAAGGCTAATCGTATGCTCAACGCCTTCGACTGCTAATTCTTGCGCTAATTCGGTTGTGGATGAACCAGTAGTAGTAAAAGTGTGCTCAATTGTTATTGTGTCGCCAATATCAATAACAGCGACTTGATCCCGTTGTGGATTAGTTAATGATGCAAACGCGGTTTGAACGGACGTATATCTAGCAGTCGGTTCAGGCTCTAACAGATAGTTGGCGAGAGTTAGCGCGGCGGCGTCATTGTGCAAAAGGCTGTTTGTAATTGATTGTGTTTGAATAAAATATAAAGCCTGACTACCTGCGTCGTCGGCGACTTGCGGATTGTTACTGCCAGCAATAGTTACGCTCGCTCGATTGCATACGGCGTCGGCTTGAAACGATATTCCGACTCCGCTGTAGGGAATATTTGTTCCGTCGTCGTGGAAGTCTGCAACCGACCCTGAAAGCGTGCTTCCTAAACGTGGTTGAAATGTCAAATCGCCGTCACGAGACATAAACAACCTGCCCTGTTCAGCTTGATTGATTGCCGCCAAATATGCCTGCACCGATGTTCCGTTTTCAACCGTGAACGCTGCCGATCCGCCAAGGGTCTGTGTACCGGTACTGATAGCGCGCTGAGCAATAGGGAATGCAACCTCGGGCAGATCAAGCACCGCCGAAACTCGAGTGCTGCTCAATTCCTCGCTGACGTTAAATTCTGCCATATATGTTTGGGCTAACAAATAGAAATCGTCTGCACAATAAACGGTGACGGTGTCCAAACCAAACAATTCAAACGAGTAATCAAAATTGACGATGAAACCTTTGAACAAATACTCTTTGACGTTGTTTGTGTCATAGCGCGCAAACCTAACTTTTCTCATTGGCGCTAAACCTGGCTGTTGAGTTGTGTTGTCCCAATAGGGCGATTCCTCATTGAACGGATTGAACACGCCGCTTGTGTCCAACATTTGGAACGACATTGTGCCAGCGCTAAATTGATCGCCAATATCTTGCCGTCCGCGTTTAATCATGACGTTATTGCAACCGTCCATGACGCTTGCAAAATTTGTAGTGCCGTCTAACACAAATTCGGTGTTGTTTAAGACGCCCATTGTCGCCGAGTCAAGCGTGAACGCATCCTGTAAAAACCCTGTATCTATTTCTAGTTCGTAGTTACCGGATTGAACTACTGACGAGCCTGCCATTATGCGACCTGTATCTGTGCTGGCCCTGCTGATCGGTTATACGCTCGAATGGCGTTCACAACAGCCTGACCGATTTCGGCGCTGGTAGCCAAACCGCCAGTCACGTTTACTGTAATTCCGCCACCCATGTTGCCCATTTGATTTAACGGGACAACGGCTTCTGGGCCGCGTTCACCAATCATTGCCAACGTCGGTGATCTAACTATTCCGCCTTCGGCAAGCATCGGAATATTTGGTACGTCAAAACCTTTACCGCCAAACACCGGAACCCATGACGGAAAACTAAACGACAATTTGCCAATTGAGTTATTCCACAAACTTGCAATTGCGTTAAAAATGCCTTTGTAAATGTTTAGGACGCCTGTGAAATAGCTAGTCAAAAAATCAAGGCTTGATGTAACACCTGTTTTGATTGCGCTGAATACTGTGTCGACTACATTGCGGACGACTTCAAATTTGTTGTAGAGCAATACCAGCGCGGCAACAAACGCCACAATCCCTAAGATCACTAAGGCAATCGGGTTGGCGCTCATAACAAAATTAAACAATGCTTGCGCGGCTGTGGCGACTTGTGTCGCAATAGTCCAGGCTTTGATTGCGATGTTTGCAACAACGATTGCGGCAGCAAATGCGCCAATGACGCCAACAATAATTAAGAACAATGTTGTGTTTTCTTGTGCCCAAATAGATATCGGTTTAAGTATGTCCAAAAACTTTTTTAACACGGGAAGCAATGCTGCACCGATTGATTCTTTGGTTTCATCCATTGCGATTGACAGGCCTTTCATCTGGCCTTCAAAGGATTCGGCTGCGGTAGTTGCAGCGCCACCAAACGACGTAGCTAGCGCGTCGGTAATTTCTTGCATACTTGATTCGGATGTAATTACACCTTTAAGCGACGGATCAAGTTTTGTTAATGCGGCAGTCGAGCCGTTAAAAGCTTTGCCCAAAGCCATTGTGACGGTTTCAAGATCTTTGCCTGTGGCTGCGCTTATGTTTAACGCAGTCGCCATTAAATCTTGTGCCGCCTCAACCGATCCAGTTGACCTGACCAGATTCGACATCGCTGGACGCAAATCGTCGTCCGCTACCGCATACGCCCGAGACAAACCAGAAATAAATTCCTCATTGCTGGCTATTGCTTGATCGGTAGCGCCAGCGCTTGTCCGTAATTGTTGAGCCAATAAATCTTGGGCTTTTTGATCCTCGACTGCCGCTTTGGTTGCCAAACCTAAACCAGCCGTGATTCCGCCAAGTACGGCAACAGCCGGCAAAAACGCTTTCTTTAATGCGAAGCCCGCTTTAGCGCCAGCGCCTTCGAGTGACTGAAATTCTTTAGTGGCTTTGGAAAGTCCAGCTCCGTCAAATTCGCTAATTATCGGGATTCGAATTGCCATAGTTAAACCAGTTTCCGTCCGACGGCAGCCATAACCGTTTCCACTA